GCAATAAATAATGTGTTATATAAGTCGCATAAATCCATCATTTGTGCCTTATATGACACTTTATGCATGAGATATCCGTCAAAATTCATGCAATATGTAAAGCTATTACTTGTCTTTTTGTTAAATTTGCCTTTTGCATTTATTACATTTATTAATGGTTTTCTCATAATTTCATTTCTTTAAATTCCATTCTTTCTCCTATAAACTGAAAAGGAATATTTTTTAAATTACCATGCCTATTCTTTGCTAACTTAACTATACATTTACCCTCTGCGCTATGCGTCATTCCATCAACTTCTATTTCACGAATCCCGTATGTTTCAGGTCGCATCAAAAATATAACTGAATCCGCATCCTGCTCAATCCCTCCACTTTCCCGAAGGTCGCTTAATTGTGGCATCTTATCCGCTCTGCTTTCAACTGCTCTGCTTAATTGTGATAAAGCCATTACTGGTATATTTAATTCCTTTGCTATTATTTTACAACCTCTACTTATTTCTGCTATCTCGCTTTCCCTATTTCCCTTCCTATCTACTCCTGACATTAGCTGAAGGTAATCAATGCAAAGAAATTCTATATTATATTTTCTTTTTAGGATTGCGCTTTTGCTTCGTAAGTCTCTGATATTTAAACTTGGTGTATCATCAATGTATAATTTAGCTTTTTGTAATCTTTCCTCGCTTGCCATCAACATAAACTTTTGTGCTTCGTTTAAATTATTAGTTCTCAAATAATGATGCGCTATACCACTATCCAAACTAATTAATCGGTTAACTAACTGCTCCCCCGACATTTCTAAACTAAATATCCCTACTGGTTTATTTTGTCTTAAAACGTTTAGTATTGCATTGAGCATAAAAGCGGTTTTCCCTTGTGCTGGTCTTGCTGCTAGAATAATTAAATCAGGATTAACCCATCCACTAATATATTTGTTTAAACTTTCCCAGCCTGTATCAATTCCTATCTGTCCATTTTCTAATACTGCATCTCTTTCCTTTGCTAATGACATAATGTAATGAGCCATTCCCTTTTCACTATTCTTATAAATGCTTTCTTGTGCGTTTAATATCTTATTACTTGCAGCATTTAAATGGTTTTCAATTTCACCATTATAAGAATCGTTAACAAGTTCCTGACCTATCACAATTCCTTTTCTTTGTAAGTAATTTTGTTGTAAAATCAATATCCAATCATTCATTGATGAACTTCCAGTAACATTATTTGTAAGTTTAACCACTTCAAAAGCACCTCCGACAGTTTCCATTTGCTCGTTTGTTGTCAAGTATTGGCATACAGTTACTATATCAATCGCACTCATTTTATCATAAAGTGCCTGAATAGATTTAAATATTAATTGGTTTTTAGTTTGATAAAAAAATTCAGATGTAATTTTTGCGATGTAGGTATGTACGGAATTTTGCTCGATCAATAATACTCCCAATATCCTATCCTCTACCTCTTTATTGTTTGGTGGTGCTTTTGTTGTTTTAGCCATTTTAAGCCTGTTTTTTGGTTATTTAATTGGTTAGTGATAGATTCTATCAAAAGTAATTTAAAATCAATCCTTGATACCTTAAAATGCGTTTAAATAGCATTTATACTGTTTTGATGATTAAGAATGTATTAAAGAACAATTTTTGTTAAAAAATCCCCTTTATTTATTTCTTTACTTTCTTTCTTTGCATTGGGGTGCCCAATGGGTGCCCCAATGGGGTGCCCATTTTTCCATCTTTTTTCTGCATTAATTTTACCCTTTTCTTGCATTGACAACCTAATTTTCAAATGGTCATTTAATCGATTAGAAAAAAAGCCATTTTCTGCAATTGTAAACAAATTAAATTCCTCAATTACTGCCTTTACTTTTACCTCGTTTGTCTGCATCTGCATTGCCAAAACTGGTGTTATATTCATTGGTAAAATACCGCCAGCTTGTGCCAAATTTTCAACTAAAAACCAATAGATGCCATAACCTTCCATCCCTAATTGTTGACGTAAAAATAGAATCTTTACATCATTTGAAGCTGCGTAATCATGGCTAAAGTAATAAGATTTATTCATTGATTTTTATTTTACGTTTGTTTAAATTGTATGTAATGTTTATTAACTTCTTGTCTACCAGTTCTTTAAGCCAATTTGTAATTGTCATTGTTGATACTTCGAAGCAATCGGCATAATAGGCATTAGATTTTTCAAATGCTTTTGTATGCTGAAGATAAACGTAAAAAAGTTTAGCTGAATTATTTATTTTAAAATCGAATATATTTGAGTTAATACTAATCATGATGTAAATTTAAGGGGTGGAATTAACCACCCCTAATTAATTAATTAATTTCTTTGTAAATTTTCCTTGAATCTTTTTTATTCAATACTGAAAATTGACCATAACGAATTGCTCTACCAAATTTATTGGTATGTGAAATAAATTCACAAAGAACATTTACTCCCATTGCTCGAAGGTTTGTTATCCTTGCGGTTGGGTTAAGGATTCCGTTCATCACTAAGTTTAATGATGTTTGTTTTTCGGTTAGAAGTAAATTTAATACTTCTGCATTTTGATTTGTTGGTGCTGTCATAATTGTTGTTTTTTATTGTTGAAAATTGTTTACAAGGTGGATGATACTGGAATGATGCATTTTTAATTTCCTTCCAATCTCGCTTAAATAAAATCCATGTTCTCGTGCTGCTTTTGAAAAATTAACTCTTTGCAATACTGTTTCATATTTTCTGTTATTAGCAGTTAATTGCTCATAGGTAATATTATTTGTTATGAGATACTTCTTTGTCCATTCCTCAATGTCTGCTTTATTTAGTACAAATGATTTTGCTTGTACTTCAACTACCTTTTCAACTACTTGAACTAATGTAGTTTCTAAAGGGTATTCGTCAAATAACAAAGCAATCTTACCTAAAGCATAATTATCGCAATCAGTATAAACTTGAATGTACTTTAAAATTGTTTTTAAGTTATCCTTCATTTGAAATTTTATTAAATAGGTTATTAATATATTCCCCAGCCATTTGAATTTTTTGCAAAAGCAATTCCATATCTTCAATATTTGCTTCAAGCCTAAAGATAAACATTTTTAAGTTATCTGCAATCTGTGGGCAATATGAAACATAATCGCAAAACTCGCTTTCCGTTACAATCATATCACTTTGGCATTGCCAGTAATACTGTTTGTAATTCTTTTTAAAGTATTCTTGACTGTCTATAATACCATTGTTAATATGATTTGAATATTGGTAAGGGCATTTTATTTGGATAATTCCCCCACCTTCAATTAATCCATCTGGAGTGCCTCCATATAATCCCGATATGCTTTCGATATAACCTGAAGGCAAAACCTTATTGCCTGTCTTTCCTTCATAGAATCTTATTGCTTCGTTTTCTAATTCTAATCCGTGATTGGTTGCGTTAGATGTAAATTCCCTTTGCACCCCTGTTAATCTTTCAGCAAGTTTACTTGTTAGATATTCTTTTGTTGTTGCGGATAATTGACCTGCTTCAGATTTCAACTTTGGTTCGGTCATCAAATTGTAAATAGTTGATGAAGTAAGTTTACCCATCCTTTGGGCAAACCATTCGCTTGAATATTGTTCTATCATTTTAATGCTTTTATTGTTAGTAAATCTTTGTCCCTTAATATTAGATGCGCTTTTGCTTTCTCAAATATATCGCTTTCTCCATCATTATACCGAGCAACTAAACTAATCATTTTTTCATCGGTCATAAATGGTTTTGCATCTTCTTTAGGTTTATGGTCATTTGTTGCGTCAGCGTCTTTGGTATCATCGATAAGGAATAAACCATTAAGCGCATATTTTCGTGAGTAACTGCTTGATGCTCCAAAACTTTGCGCTATATCCATTCCCTTTCTGTTTGGCTCTATTCCAGCGCAGGAGGTAATTGTTATATCTCCATCTTTATCTTTAAATATAACTCTACTTTCGCAATAAATAATTCCTCCAGCTTCTTTAATTGCATCACTTATTACAAGTAAGCAATCGTATTTTAAAAGTAATGGCTTGACTGCTTCGAGGATATCTTCGCAGCTTCGGTACTTGTACTTTCCAAACGCATTAGTTTGGTTTTTGGGTGCTTTTAATTCGCTTTGAATTTTAATTAGATTGCTCATTTTGTTTGTTTATTTGGTTTAATAATTCGTTAAATACTATTTCTTCCGTAATCCATTCGGCATAATCAGCAGGATGCCAATTTTCAATATCTAAATCATCCATTTCTTTGCCATTAAATCCAATATAATAATCAACTATAACATACTCGGATAACTGCCAATCGGTAGGATGTTGAATGTATAACTCTATACTGTCTTTCATATTAGATTTATTAAATGGTTACAAGATTGGGTTATTGCAGTTTTAAATTCTGCGGCAGTAATTTCTTTACCTTTTTCGATATAATTTGTTATTACTTGGGGACAATTCAATGATGTAATATCATTTATTTTCCAATTGCAAATAGCTAAATTTTCCGATATTATTGCAAAATAAGAATCTGCAATATGTGAATTTTCTATTTTAAAATAATAAGGTAATTCAATGTTAACTTCGTGTTCAACTTCAGTTTTAAATTTGTATTTCATGTTAGTTTAGGTTTGTAAGTTTGTAAATATTATTTTTTATTTTTAATTCATTTGCTTTTTTATTTTCTCCTAAAAACAAATTTCTATATTTACCTGTGGTTTTTGAATAATCCCAATAATTGGAATCCAAATATACTACCCTTTTACCATCTTCAAATGTAGTTTTAATTATTACTGAATCGTAACTTTGAAATAAAGTAAATTCAGAATCATTAATAATAAATTGATTTGCTACTTTGTTTCCTTTACTGTTTGTGAAGTTTGAAATTTTCATGTTAAAAAAAGTTTAAAATGTTATCGGCAAATAATGCTGCCAGAATAATGATGCTAATTATTATCGCATCTCTAATTTCTTTGGTACTCATAATTTGATTTTTTGAATGTTATAAAATTGGTTCATGTTTTCTGCTCTATTATTTGACTTCATTTCGATTCTTACACCTACTTTGAAATCCTGCATCCATTTAATTAAGCTGGGCTGCTTTGGTGGTAATACTGTTTTACTTACTTTTACTTGTTTCATTTAAATTTGAATAAGTGGTTACGCAAAATTGCTGGAAGTTAAAATTTTTATCTTTAGGAATTATTTTTTTGATTTTTTTAAACTCTGCTTTTAGTAAAGTTTCGTTTGCGCCCAAAAAGTTGTACAAATCTTCGAGCATTTTTAGTTGGCTTGGTTTCATTTTTTTTGGTGTTTGGTTATTGCAGTTGATAGGATGCTGCACCCCTTTTTTATTAATCATTATAAAATTCGTATATCATATTACAAGCAGCAATTTCAGCACATTCCCAATCCATTTCCGCTTGTTTAGTTTCTTCATTCATACCAAAATATTTTCTATCGTTTTCAACCGCAGAATCCATTGCTTGTTCTGCATCAAACATAGCATCATATATTGCAGCACCTCTTGAACTATATCCATCCCATCCACGAATTTGATTACTTAATTGACTAATATTTTTTTGAGCCTGTTGTAACTCGGTAACAACCGTAGGAACTTTAAACCAATCTTGAGCAAGTAGCCATTGCTGATAAGATTTAGGTGTAGATAAAAATTGCATTCCTTTGTGCTTACCAAATTTAAGAGTGAAATTTTCCATGATTTTTAGTTTTAATTGTTATTTGATAAATAAAAGATAAAACGAATATTCCAAACCACCAAATTTATTTGAAAATTTATTTTAAATAGTATATAAATTATTTATAATAAGTATACTAGCATTGGGTTTCAGCCTGTAAAATAAATAAAAAATCCCACCGTAAAAACGGCAGGATTAACCAAAAACTAAAAAACAAACTATCTTTTTGTGCGTTCATACTCAATTAAGCAATCAGCAAAAGCATCTACAAATAACTCATTATACTTTAATCTTTCTAATTTCATTGTATGCAATATCTGGTGTATTAATTCATGATAATATATCTGCTCTTTACTTCGCTTTGTTAATTTCTTACCAGCATAGGTATCGCATAACGTAATTATTTTCAAAGTGAAATCCGCTTCACCTAAACAATTGTTATCATTACAATACTCGTTATCTATAATGTTAATTATTTTTTTGCCTCCTAATTTAAAACTTTCGGGTATTAATATGCTTCCGTTCATCCCTTGTATATTATACCGTTATAATAACACTGCCCATTTAATATTAAAGTAGGCTGGGCAAAGAAACTATCTTTTGTAAACACAACTTCAATAAACCCTTGCTGCCAATCGGCAGTCTTTCCAGTAGGGAAAAATTCTACTTCTTTAGTTAATCTGGTGCATCCGCTTTCTAACCATACGTAAGGATTCTTTCTATTCGTTAAGTACTTTGAATTTAATCGATGTGTATGACCAGTAGAACCGCTACCCATATATTCAAAGATATTTTTCTCTGCTGCCGTCTTATTTAAACTTAATCCATGTGTAACATCAAAAATATTAAATAGGTTATAAACATCGCTTTCGTCATAAATGAAATTATCGCTTTCCTTTAGGTCAAGCATTTCATTGTATTTAGTACTATTATAATTTTTATACAATACCGCTAATCTCGCCAATTGCTTATCCCCTAAATTAAATGGGTTTGTTATTCGTTCATCGTGGTTACCTAATCTTATTCTAATTTTGGCTTCAGTACTTAATCTTAATGGTTTAAGTATCTGCTCTTTTGTATATTCTATTTCTCCTACTTCAGTATAACCCTTTAATATACCTTCAGAATATAATCTTTGGCTATGCTTTGATATAAAAGGCATATCGGTTATATCTCCGTTAATAATAACCTCATCAAATTTATTATGTTGAAGCACTTTATTAATACATCGAAGTGCCGAAAGGTCTGCCAGCCATCCATGACAGTCGGAGAAAATTAATACCTTGTAAAGTTGCTTATCGAATAATTGTTTTTGTTGCCACCAGTTAGTTTGAATTTCGTTAAATCTTGGGCGCATAGTTTTTATTTAGTGAAATAAAGTTTTGATTCTGCTGCTCTCCTTATCGTTAATCCTTTTAATGGTTTTCCTGCTACCTTATCCCAACGTGCAAATTCAGATATAATAGTTATATCATTTGGGTTTGCTTTTACCTTCCTGAATAAAGTACTTCCGCTTAATGCTGCATTTCCGCAGTTGTATTGAAACAATAAAAGCGCATCGAATTGGTTTTGATTAACTACTGTCTTTCCTAATTCTCCATTTAAAAACTTTGTCTTTCTTGTTACTTCATTTTTCAAAAGTAAATCAGCATCTTGTTGAGTAATTTTATCACCCATATAAAATGGGTTGCCTTTACTATCCAAAACACTACCCCATCCTATTGTTATAACATTTGCAGGGCATCGGTAAGCCTGCAACTTGCATCCTTCAAATAATTTTAGTAATCGGTAAAATTCATCTGAAGGCTTAATCATATGTAAATTTATATTTTAATTGTCAACATATTTAAAATGCGGATAACGTAAGGTATTGACATAGCGAAAATAAACGCTATTAGCCAGTAGATAATCTTGTTTTTTCTAGCTACTTTGCCAGTCAATTCATCCTTTGACTTTTGCAGTTCGCAAATTGCATTATTAGCTGAATCCAAACTCGCTTTTATTATTATCAGCTTTGCCGTTGATTCAACCACTTTGCTTATGTAAACTGTTTTGTACGGCAATTTAACGTACAATTTTTTTGTTATAACAAACGTATCTACTAAAGTAGTTTCAATTGGATAACTTTCTACAATCGTATCCCTTACAGTTATAATCGTATCAATACGTATAACATCGCAAGGGAATGAATCCAAGGCTATTTTAGCCACTATCTGGGGATAGTTAGCCAATGCCTTACTAACTTGTTTGGTTGCCTTTAATTGGGTGTAACAGCCTCCTAATAAGGAAACTGCTACCAACCAACTAAATACCCTTAACATCGTGGTCTTTAGAATACAATCCAAGTAATACTACCCCAATTGCTGCAACTAATTGCAATCCACTTTTGTTAGTAAAGGCACCAGTATTATAAGCCTCCATCAAAGATTGAATAATAAATGGTACACCAGCGATTAATCCTGCCAAACTTGTTTTAAGATTTTTCATTTTTATCATTTTTTAAAAGTTTAAAAATTGTGTATGCTATCGAAAGCACCAATAATGAAATGCGTAAATAAGTTTCTACATTTGTTAGAGATACCGAAAGCGCAATTGCATTTAATACATATATTTTGTAATCGTGAAAATTCATCAATCTTGTTTTTTAAATCGTGGATATTGTGATAAGATATAATTATCAATGATTGTGTTATCTATACCCCATATATCAACTATGTACGATGGAATAGCGCAATTAAAATCTGCTAACTTTTCATTTATTTTACTTCTTAATGTTACATAAGTATTGCACCCTTCTCCGTTACTGCTTAATCCAAAAGCAGACCAAACAATTGAATAAGCACTATCCCCTTGTGCATTAACAATTATTGGCTCAATGTGAATTGCACCCTTTGAGTAAATTACAGTATCCGCAACTACGGTACTATCTTGTGCTTTTGTTGACAAACTTGCAAAAATTAAAATTGATAATAGTACTTTTTTCATTTTATTTATTTTAGTTAATAATTAGCCATCCTACTGAAGCCGTATCAGTTAATACACTTGAAGTAATCACAAAAGAAGTCCCAGTAGTTCTTGCAGATACCCTTGTAACTCCTGTTATTACTCCTGATTCTTGTACTGTTATTAGAATTATACTATTTGCAGTTACTGCCGATGTTGCTACCGTTACCGTTCCACTCACCAGCGTTGCAGTTCCAGCGGTTGCATTAGTTCCTGTTGCAATTAATAATTTATTCCCAGCCGTTGTCAATGATACATTTCCAGTTACTTGTAATTTTGAACCGCTGCCATTATCGGTTGAATTTCCAATTAATAAATTCCCTGCTAAATAATTGGATGCAGTTCCCGACATATATAAATTCCATCTATTTGCAGCCGTTGGAATATTACCATAAAATCCATAGTTATTAGTTGCGCCAATTAAATTTGCATTTGCAGAAAATCCAAATTGATTTGTCACTATACTCGTTGCTCCTATTGTTGACTGTGATGCTTGGTAATGAGTTAAATTTGCATTAGTAAAAGCTGATGCAACAGTTGACAAGTTAGTAGAATATCCAATTGCGTTTACAGTAACACCTGTTTGAACAACCCCATCATTCATAAATCCGTAAGACGTTGTTGCTCCCGATATATTTTTTGATGCCCTTAAACTGTATCCTGTTAATGATGTAGCACCAATTCCAATTGCTCCATCTGAACCTATTCTTGTTCTTTCAGTAACTGCTCCACCTGCTTCTTTTGTTTCAAAAGTAAAATATGCATTACCTATCCCACCTGCACTATATGCCCCAAATTTAGCTTGAATACCTGCTGCTCCTGTTGATGCGTCATTAGTTTCCCATTTAAGAAATCCTAACCCTTCATTTGCAAGGGTTGAAGCATTGAAATGGTATAAAGATATATCACTACTTGCCGTACTTGTACCAAATGCATTTTGAATCCTTAAATTTGAATCATCAACAGTTGCTATTGTTATAACACATCCACTACCTGTACCACCTAAACTTGTATTCGGTATACTTTTAGTTTCCCCTGCATAATAATTAGCTCCACCATAAATTAATGTTGCAGTTGTTACTATTCCACCACTTACAACGAGTGTAGCAGACCCATACAATGACGTACTTGGCGGAAAAGTTACCGTATAACTTCCATCAACATACCCACTACCGCCATTTCCTATTGATAGCGTTAAAATTGGTCCGCCTGCGGGCTGATTAGCAAGAATCCCCAAACTTGAATTTACGTTGGTTATAGAATTTAAACTAACTAAAGAACCATTATCAGTAATATTACTATTTCCTATTGTGCTTATAGTGTTAAATTTGGGGATTGTATTTATTGTTCCACTTAATGCAGCGGCTTTATTGTTAAACGTTGTCCAATCAGTTGAAGTTAAATATCCATTTACTGAAGTGGTTGCAGCAGGAATAGATATCGCAGGTGTTGTACCTCCGCTTGAAACAATTGGCGAAGTTCCAGATACGCTCGTAACTTTTAAATTAATTCTATTTGACAATGAAACTGTATCTTTTGCAAACCTTCCGCTTAGCATCGATGCCGTATCTGAAATTTTTAATCTTTGATTAATAGCGGTTTGATAATTACTAAGCATAGATGCCGTATCTGCTACTTTTAACTTTAAATTTATAGCAGTTTGATATCCGCTTAACATAGAAGCTGTATCACTAATCTTTAATCTTTGATTTATAGCAGTTTGGTAATTACTAAGCATTAAAGCAGTATCGCTAAAATTCATTTTACCATTAAAAGTTGACCAGTTTGCAGAACTTAAAACACCCCTATTTGTAGCCGATGCAGTGGGTACATTTAAAGTAATTACTGGAGTTGTTGTGCCATTTGCAACCGTAGAACTTAAATCAGTTCCAGTTGTACCCAATGTTAATGCAGCTACCGATGTAACCGTTCCAGATGGAATTGCTTGAGTAGAAAGTGTACCGCTTGAACCAGCTATAACCATCCTATTGCCTGACCCCGATAAGTTGCTAAATGTAGTAACACCATTTCGCAATATTGACAATAAAGGTGTTGTATATCTCGAAAAAAGAAATGCCGTATTTGTTAAAGTTGAAAAATCAGTATAATCATTTTGTGCTGCCGTAAAAGACATATCATAAGTATTAACATCATTCGCTTGTGCTATAATACTCAATCCTGTATTGTCATTACTTTTAGATGAAATGGTGGGCGCAGCAGTACCCGAAGAATTATTGCCAAACGCAATAGTACCATATGCTTGTGTAGCTAATGGTAACGTTATTCCAGATGTGCCTGTATTAATTGCAGTTCCACTACCGAAAGAACTAGCCCCTGTACTTGTTATAGCCCCACTACTTAATGTTTGAGAACCTAAATTTACTGCCGTTGTTGCCCCTGTATATGGAACATAAGTAGATGCAGCAGTTGTAGTAGATAATTTATTATTAAAAGTTGTCCAGTTTGCGCTTGACAAAGCACCACGATTTGTTGCAGAAGCCGTAGGTAAATTAAATGTATGTGTATCGGTCAAGCTATTAATTGCAAAGTCAGTACCAGCCGTGCCAACTGATAAATATTGAGTGTTTGCAGTTAACCCATTTAAAGAACTTACACCACCCGCAAAGGTTGTTGTAACCAAACAAAGATGCCCATTTTGGGTATGTAAAGTAATTGTTCTACCCGAAGTAACAACATAAATTCTAATTACTAATCTATCTGTAATTAATAATGTTGTATAGGGTACTGCTAAAGAAGTTAAATACAAATCAATAGATGTGCCGCTTGTTATTAATTCTGGAATAGCTGAACCTGAAGCAATCGATGTAAAAGTGCTACCATCGTATTTCAATAACTCTACATAATAAGAAGGTGAACCACCCGAACTTGAAGCGTTAAAAAATAATTCAAAATTCCAAGCACCCGCTGGTATTTCGGTTCTGTTAGGGTCATTAGCATCTGTAATAAATTGAGATATCAATCCGTTACCCTCTGCGTTGGTTCTTGAAAAATCTACACTAGTACCAATTACCGCATTTTTACTCATTTCGTAATAAGTACTTCCTCCGATAGTACCTTGACTTGTACCGCCATTAAAATAATAATCAACCGAACTTCCACCACTCGCGCCTGATGGCAAAGTAGCTAATTGACCATCTCCACGAATATATTGAGCAGCAGTACCTACCGCCGTTACCGCAAGCGTTCCTGTGCTTGTTACGGGCGTATTAGCTACACTAAAAGCAACTGGCATTGATAACCCCACACTTGTAACCGCACTCTTTAAATAGGGTGCTAACATTGAAGCAGTATCGGTATATTTTACACGCCCATTTATAGCAGTTCTATAATTAGATAGCATCGATGATGTATCACTAATATTTAATTTTAAATTTATTCTATTACTTAAAGAAACGGTATCTTTTTTGCGTAAATATGGAGAAAGCATTGAACCAGTATCGGAAATATTTAATTTGCCATTAATTCGATTGCTTAGTGAAACAGTATCAATTAGCGAACCAACTTTATTCCATTGCGTACCACTATACACATATGTAGTGCTATCACTTTTATTATATCTAATTTGTCCAGTATCTCTGCCACCACTTATATTTCGTAATGAACTTATCCCAGTTGGAATAGTCAAAACGCTATCAATTAAAAACCTTTTTACAGGTCCATATCCAGCTTGTGGCATAGATTGATAAACTTGCGCTTTTACAACAAAAGATAAAAGTATTAATATTATTATAATGTAGGTACGTCGCATCCTGTAAATTCGTTTTGAGTTGATATATTAATTGTAAATTCTATTCCAGCTAAATAATCTTCATACTTATCCGAAATCGCATTGAAGGAAATATTATCATCTATTGAATAATCTTTTCTTCCAGTTCTCATAAGGCTTAAAATATCGGATGATATTTGTATCTGGTCGCTTATCACATCATTTTCAAATTCAGCCTCTTTACCTGACTTATCTAAAAAGAAAAATTGAACATTAAAAACTTGCTCTCTGCCTATGTTTACGCTTCCCGAATTAATAGAAAAACAAGCTATTGGGTAAACTGGTTGCTCATCCCTTAGTAGCCATTCTCTTGGTGTTGCAAACTTTGCCGTTTTTATCATTGCGTGGCTTTGCAATAGATTTGTTATTGTTGTTATTAATTGGTTGTAGGTCATGAAATAATACTTTTTGAATTAATGCTTTTTTATAAGCCATAATTTTATCTTATTGTGAATGAAAATATTTCCCCGACTTGTGTAATATCATTAATAGGTAACGTTACCGTAGCATTATTTATTTGCAAGTACATTGCATTTGTTGTAGGTAAAGAAGTAATCCCCTTTACCAATCCGCTTCTTGTTGCAATTAATACAACTCTATTTGATAATGCAGCAATTCCAAAAGTATTTAAGCCTGCTAAAGGTGTATAATATATTGTTTCTGAATTACCAAGATTATTATTATTTGAATAAGAACGAATGCTATCATTAATCGATGGTGTACCTAAATAAATTGGACTTGTATATGCTTTTAATTCGGGAAAAATAATATCTAACCCAGTACCCAAATTATAATACTCTGAAAACAATTGAAAATTCTGTCTTAAATAATTAATTAATCTTTGTTTATAGAATTCCGCAGTTTTTTTATATTCATTTCCAATCAATTCTAAATCTGCCCTACTTGGTGCATTGCTTTCTTCACTTGTCTTTTGTAAAATACCCTTACTGAAAAATTGATATCCCAATCCAAATGGAAGCAAAGACATCGTAAACCATAATAAGCAGTCAGTTATATAATTATCTAATAAAGTTGTTTCAACATTAGAAAGATTATCCGCCTCAATTCCAGCCTGAAGGCGTAAGTATAATGTAGAACCCAATGCAGGCTGCAAATAAATATCTTGTGCTACCTTAATATGCGGCTTTAATTGTTTGCCGTCAATTGCATCGCTTATCCCTGTTCTGCTTTTAATTAAATTTTCCGATATGAATAATATATTTGCGCTCATTTATTTTTTATTTTTAACGATGACTGGCTTCCATTGATGTCTGCATTGTGTTTCAATAGTTCCCCCATTATTCCAAAAACCACCAACCCTGTCAAATACTGAATACCCAAGCACAACACTCATTTGTTGAATGTTAGCACTACTCCATAATCTTGTTTTTGCTAATTCAACCATTTTTCTACAAAAGGGTCTCGACCCATCAATTAAAATTTTCTCTCCTGCTAATTCAGAACGCAAAGCATAAGTGTAAGCAATAGACAATGATATTGTTTTAGGCTTATCTAATTTTACATCTGTTCTTTTCCTTTCAATAATAACATCTTTACCAACCTTTACTTCTTTTGCAGTTATTACATTGTTATCAAGTAGGCTTTTTAAAGATGCCTCTACGACCGCTATATCCTGCTTTAGAACGCTTGCAATTGTTTCGCTGGTGATTCTCTTATCCTTGTTAATTAGATTGACTATTTCGGCTTCTAATTGACTTAAAGCAACATCTTCAGCAAAGTGATTGAATCCTTTAGGTGATTTTTCTGTAATTAAATCATAATCGTCTAAACTTTCGCTAAACTTTTCAAACATTTCAAGCAATTCAGTTTCTTTATCAACTGCACTAAATGTAGTTGGGTCGGCATCTAATCCTAAAAAAGTATTAACATCGGAATCAGTAAAAGCAAATCCATTCTTTAGCATTAATGCAGCCTGTTCTTTAGTTAGTTTTCCACCAGTAAACTGCCTAACAATTCGCATTACATTTTGATATTGTCTTCCTGTTAAATTTTTAATGCTATCATTTGATGCTGCAATAGGTTGGTCAGTAGGATTTAAAGTTGGATTAGTTGATGGTGTAATAACCTCAGAAGCCAAACCTAACTTTTCTCTTATCTCATCCCTTGTCATATTAGCAGCCATAACACTTTCGCTAAATTCAAAACTTAATGGCTCAACTGGTATCAATTCATATTCTCCATTAATACCTACATAATTAAATAACTGATTAAATACCTCTTCGATTGCTTGCTGCCTTTCGTTTACATAAGTATTGGAAAAAATAGTGTAGGCATCTCTTATTTCTGTTGAACCGCCCAACTGCCCCTCTGTCTTAATTCCGAATAAACTCGGCGATGTAACTTGATGACAGGCGAAAATTTCTTGCTGAATTAAATTATTTACATTAGTAAAATCTTCTTTGGTTAACATCGTTGAAGATAGCGGCAGTATTTCAGCACTATTATCTTTTGATTTGTTAAACATAATAACAACTCTATCACCCTCGCTACCTGTAAACTTCTTTTTTATTCCTCTTTCAACCGCTTCCTTCGCTTCCTCTGCTGGTTCACCACCATTAAGATTTATTAAAGTTGAAGCAACAAAACCATCTTTTGCATTTCCTAAAATATGCCTACTTACTTGTACATCGCTTTCAATGTAATTTAATCCTTGATAATAATTAGGCAGTGGGTAGATATCAGATTTAGGATTATATTGTTTTACGAATAATATTTGACTTGCTATGGGGTCGTTAATATTAAACGCTGGGTAATACCTCGGCTTTTCTTTATTATCCTGCCAATCATTTTTTACTTGAAATTCGTTTTGTTCTTTATTCGTTCTAACTTTATGATATTCAAGGTGGTATACATCCTTTATCTCGCCCAATAAATTATAAATAACTTGTAAATAATAACCTCCGAAAAGTTCATCATCTAAAATACATTTTTTTGTAATTTGATTCCAGCTTTCTCCCTTAACATTTGCCTTCTGCTCAATACCATCCCAACCCTGACCGAAAATGTAATTAGTTTTACTTTTGATTATAGCACCATGCTTAGGACTTTCATTGTATAAGCCTATAAGATAATCGGGATAGTTATTATTAATACCAAATTCTATATATCCTTTACCTTTTCTTTCCTCAAATTTAGGTTGTTCCGCTTGTGCGAATTTAACCGTAATAATATTTTTATAGTTATTCTCCATAAGTAACGAAATTATTATTTTGTTCTTCGTATTTAGTTGGTTCAAATTTAGTTGCAGCATTTAAATACATAAATCCATCTTCAACTATTAATCCAGCAACCGTTAAATCAGTTACCAATACTTTTTGATAAATTGAATAACTCCAAAATCCATCATCTTTTAAATCAAAATAATTATTTACAGTAAACGCAAAGCTATCGTATCTACCAGTAATACTTTGATTTGTAGCCATTAACTTAACAACATCTAAAGTAACTCTGTGGATAAATACAAATAAAAAAAAAGGATTGTCAATGGTGGCTTTTTCAGTACCAGTAAAGTAAATCGTTTCGGTATTTCCTTTTGTTATATTTATCATAATAAAAAACCCCGACTTTCATCGGTCGGGGCTAAATTAAAATTTAAGAATTGTTTAGGTGGTAAGTGCTGAACCAACTGCGCTTGTTACTTCAAAAAAATCTTCTTTTTCGACTCCTTCAAATTTCAACACATAACCCTGTGCATCTCCAGCGGCAGCACCACTTGTGCCAGTTGAACCAGCTAAATACATACCAACTGTTTTACCGTACATCCTATAAGTGCCATCCTTATCAAGGGTAACCACTATTAATTTGTTTTTGGCTAAAGTAGTAATTATATTTCTTGTAGTTGCATCTCTTTTATTAATAGGGAAATCCAAAGTTTGCTCAAAAAACAATGTTCCATTTTCTATTGAACCCATTGGATTGCTTGAAGCAATAGCACTTGATTTGCTTGGGATTTCAAATTTATAAAATTTCTTTCCTGCTACTTTAGTAATTGCAGTTACTACACCACTAACGTCGACCATAGAAGTAACGTTTCCAAATTCTGCAAAAAATACTGCATCTATTCCCCCAACGGAATCCCGACAGTCTATTGTATATCCGCTTACGATTGCACAAGCCATAGTATATAAATATTAAATAGTAGAGAGATAGCGAACCACCTCTCTACTATATTGAAAAATTAAATTGCAGCGATGAAAGAAGTTACTTCGTTAGTGAAGGCAACGTTTACTCCCATCTTAAATTCTACACGATAACGTACATCGTTATTGTCTTCGCTATACCACATTTTATAAGAACCTTCTTCGTCGACCAAATCAACTGCCATTGCTATATTTCCCAAAGAAATTGCATAAGCGTCTCCAGTTCCATTTAAACCGTTTACGCTTACAACTTCAACGTTAGTTGCAGGAAGGATAAATGAACTTGCTTGGGAATCTTGTGGATTGTAAGAGAACATATTTTTCTCTCTGTAAGCAAGAATTAACAAACGATACCAATCGTTACCAACGAATATCTTAACATCTCCTTTGCTCAATACTGCAACAGGGATTGCTTTGTAGATACCTTCAGTTGAAGCAATAACATTTGAAGCATTAACAGTTACAATTGGGGAACCACTTACACCAGTGTATCCAGAAACGTTTGCAAGTACTGGAGAACCAGCAGCAATCAATTTTTGAAGACCATCAAATTTATTTGTGTTAGCAGTCGCACCAGTCGCATCTCCCTGCCAAATTGCAGTTTCAAGTTGAGCAGCGATTCTTGCATTCTTTTTATCGAAGTATGCTTTTTGGAAATCAGCATTACCAAAGTCTTCGTATGTACTGCCTGCTTTGAGTGCCTCTTGGGTAAAATACGCCTCTAAATCTTTCGGGCAAATTTTCTCTTCAACTTTAATTTTACCAACTGTAATTGTACGTTGAGAAAAAGTAGTTGTACCGCTTGCGTCAAAAGAGCAAGACTGTGCAGCAAATACTGCATCTGTTTCCATCAAAGGAATAGCAGCCGAACTTTTTACATTTGGTATAACGATACCAGAAGCAAGAATTAACTGTTGAGTTTTTGCGTCAAATACAGCACTGGTAAGTAGTGGTTTAACAAGTTGTTTTGTGTATGCGGATAATCCGCTAAAAGCTAATGCCATTTTTTTATAATTGTTTAGTTAAATAAAATATTAAGATTCTTTTTTTCTACTTCTACTTCTTTAAAAGTGTTTGAAGTTCTTACAGAACTATCAGGTGCTTGTACTGGTGCTTCCACAAGTAAAGTTGATAATTTCAAAAGTTCATCAATTACTTTATTTGCTTTCTTCATTTTAACTTCGTAATCAGCAAAACGTTGTTCGTATGCAGAAAACTTAATCTCATAATTAGCAAATTTTTCAGACGTCAATGTTTCAAATGCTGCGAACTTAGTTCCCATATCTTCGACAACTGGTTCTACCATTGGTTCGGCTGGTTCTATTCCTGTACCTAATTCAATTGCAGTAATAACTCCATTATCACCGATAGTCATTTTTGTACCGTCTACTAATTCGGCTTCTCCAGCAAGTGCAGCACTACCGTCAATCATTACGATACCGCCAACTTCAAGAACATCAATCATAACCTTACCGCCATCTTTTAGTTCGTATTCGGTAGGTTCAATTGGTGGGGCAGCCATAACTTCAGGTGCAGCTAATTCGTTAAAATATTGCTTTACTTTTTGTAAAATTTCTTTTGCTTCCATATTACTATTATATTGATTTTTAAAAACTGTTTAAAATTTCTCTTAATTCTGCTAATTGTTTTTGGTCTTCTGACATAGGTTCTTCGTAATCAAACATTCCCTCAACACTAAACCCTTTCACTTCCCCTGACTTTACCAATTCCCAAACTTTCATATTCTCTACATAAAAACTACCAAACCATGTGCCATCTGGTAAGTCTTTAAATGCTTCCATTGGTTTAATACCTCTTTTAGAATCGCTTATAAAACTTTCAAACATTGTTACTCCTTCCACTTGCATATCTGCTTCGTGCATAAGGTTTACATTCTTTTGATATCCCTTCTTGCTGAACTTAATTGCAATTTGTTTAATAGTATCAACTGAAAACTTTACATAATGTTCTCCGAACTGCTCTGAATTACGATAGATTAATTGTTGCGGAATCATTAACGGTCCTGTAATAATATGTTCGCTTTCAGATTGAATAGCAAATTTAATTACTTCAGCATCTTCGCTAAATGCAAGAAATTCCTTTTTAATTGCAGGTGCGTCAACCAAAGCCACGAATGAAACCTCTGCATCGTTGTTCTCATCGTTATTAATTATTAAATCGTAAATAGGCAATTTCATATTTATATTATATAATTTAAAAATAGTTGTTTAATTTATACTTGTAATAAAAGACATAACTAAAATCAATATAGTATTTATACGTGCTGCTCTATTTAATCTTTGTATTCTTTCTTGATTATTTGTTACATCGCTTTCCAATACAAATGCTCTTGAACTTGCCACACCTATTTGGTTTATTGATGATGTTGATAATGTTGTAGTTTGTGCTTGTGGTTTAATAGGTGCTTCCATACTTCCCATTGATGGAATGCTTGCGCTTCCGCCTCCACCTCCAGGTACTTTAGTTGCTATAATACTTTTAACTGCCTTAAATCCAGTTGCTGCCGCTGCTATCACCGCTGGTATTGATGCAGGGAAAGGTGCTGCCAATGCCGCTGTAATCCCTTGATAGGTATTTATTAATGCGGAACTAATTGCAACTGCTTTTCCTGCTGCACTTTCTTGCCCCATTATATCACCGATAATACTTAAAGAGTCAGCCGTTGCTTTTATTTTTGCTTGTAACAATGCTTTTGTATCGGCATCGTCAATATCTTTATATTTTTTCTTTAAATCACTTTCTTGTAATGCTGATAATTTTGTTTGCTCCATTACGGCATTTGCAGCCTTATTATCAATAGTAACTTTTGATTTTGCTAATAATTCATCTTGTTTATTTTTTTCTTCTTGTGCTTTTATATCTATACCAGCACCTTCAATGGAAGCCTTTTCTTTATCTATTATATCTTGCTGAAGTATTCCTTTTACTTTTTTTGCTAATTCTTTTTGTTTATTAATTTCCGCAGTTTTTTCAGTTGCAATTGCTACTGTTTCGGCATTTCTTATTTTTGTTCTTTCATCTAAAGCAGTTTGTACTCCTTCATTTAATTTAGTATAATCTGCAATAGCTTTGTTTGTAGTTGTTAATTGTGCTTTTATAACTTCTTCACTTGCGTCTTTTAATTTTAATGATGCTAATAATTGTTTTTCTAATTCAACCGTATGTAATGCGGCATTTCTTGCACCTACTATATCCTCTAATGACTTTTGTGCTAATTGTAATTCTAATGCTCTAATTGCTTTTGTAGTTTGACCAGTAGCTTTTGCCATTGCAATTTCCTGCTCATTCGATACTTTTAATTGTTTACTTGCTTTTTCCCTTGCAGTTATATGGTCATCTAATGCTTTTGTATGCGCTTTAACTGCATCTTCATTTTCTTTCGCAGCGGCAGCACTATTTTTAAAAAATATAAACAATGCCGTACCAGCGGCAATTAATGCAGTAATTGCCGCTATTAATAACCCAATAGGATTTGCAGACATAACAGCATTAAATAATCTTTGACCAGCCGTTACAATTTTTTGAATAATACTAAATTGCATCAATTGATTACCCAATAATTTAAAGCTATCTATCGAATCAAATATTCCGCTTATTCCTTGCTGCAAAGCCATTGCGCTTTGAACTTTAAGGAGCATTTTTTCAACATCTTTGCTTTCACTACCTAATAAACCCATCGCCCCTTGTAAGGCACTAAATCCAGCTACTGCACCTTGTAAAGCACCACCTAATGCTACAAACTTTTTATCGGGGTTAAATGTTTCTGCTAATGCTTTTGCATCCCCGATAGCATCTTTTAATCCTGCTACTTTCTTTGCTGCTATTTGCGCTTCTACGGATGCTTCCCCAAATTGGGCGGTCATATATTGCAATGCGTTATTAGCTTCCCTTAATTCCGTTTTAAATTTACCTACTGAACCTTCTGCCTTTGCGGATTCGAGTGTAACCTCGTATGCTAATATTTGTTTTTCCGTTGCCATAGTTAATATTCTTTATTTATTACTCTTAGAAATTCTGCTTTTGTTGTTTCGTTTGCTTCTGGTGTATAATCAATTAATTTAATTAGCCTGTATAATCCACCATCAATGTATTTAAATTTAGCAAAGTTTAGATTGAATATATCCACATCAGTTAACTTTACATTACAAGTTAATAACCTGCTATCCTTATCGGTTATTTCTGCCATATAGGGGCTATAATAAACATTGAATTGATTTACATTCAATGCGCCACTAACTAATGTAAAGAATAATTGCTCGGTTGCACCAAAGTTTAAATCGTTTGCTACTGCATCAGGATTATTAAAATGTCCTGCATATCCGTAAGCAGTTTGGCTTGTTAATAATGAAGCGCCGTTATAAATATTATAACTTGTAACAGAAGGAACTTTTTGCGCAATTAATATTCTAATATTACTATCGATTTGTTCTTCAAGGTCATTTGTCTGCTTTAATATTGTACTATATATTTTTTGCTCTCCAGCATACCCAACCAATGGAGTAGGTGAAAATACCAAATCTACTGTTTCGGTATCTTTAGAAAACTCATATAGACTATCGAACTTTCTACTGCCATAGCTTATATTATATCTTTTTTTGTAAAGGTCATTGTAATAATCTGCATCATCTTTATATTGAAATAAATAGTATCTACTATTCATTTCTGACATTGGTTTAATTCTTATCTGTTTACCTTTATCAATTTTATCACTCCAATCTTCTACACTACCATCGTAATAATCTACGTATGGCTTAATTATTAAATGCTTTTCTGAAAACCTATTTTCATCTACATAAAGATTAAATAGTTTAAGAATAGAAGCAAAGAAATCTTTTTGCAGTATGTTCTTAGGTATTGAATCATTAATGGTAACATTATCACTTAAATTTATAGGAACTAAATTAGGATAAATACTATCTATCTGAAGCGATGAACTTATTTGTCGTAATGATGTTATTTGCCCAACTGGATATCTTACGTATATTGAATTGCCAGTTGTTAGAGTAATAGATGTGGCATTTATTTTTTTTGCACTAAATGTAAAAGATGGCGGAACTATTGGAGTTGTTACAGATACCGAACCAATAACCGTACTATTTTTAATTAATTCAAATGCAAATGTTCCAGCAATTGTTTGCGATATTACTTGCCCACTTAACGAAACATTTATATTAACTGTAATTGGTGCAGCACCGTTGTATGTCCAAACCTCCCCATTTATATCACCAGTAAAACTTCCAGCGGTAATAACATCCCACTTCCAATTCGATGCGCCAGTGTAAGTTGCTACTTTACCATTTAGTTTTAATTGTAGAGTAGATAACGTTGTTAGCAATTTTTGATTATGTGGTATAATTAAACGCTTAAATCTATCAGTACTAAATAAAGCACAATCATAAGTATATCCAGCGGCTGCAAATATTTTATCTAAATATTCTTTTACAAATAAAGCAGGTCTAAATGTTTTAAATTGCCAGTACTTTTTAGCATTCGTACTAAATAAAGCAGCGGTTGAATAATTGCCATAATCAATTAAAGGATAATAATAACCTGCACCAGCATTGTCATTGTTCCAACTTGCTGTAATATTTGCTATACTATAAGTATGGTTATATGCGCTAAAATCTAATTGCTCCAGTGTGTTACCAGCAAGTTTCATTGAAAACCCTCCTAACTCCCCAACGATACTACATTCATATTCTACATTCTTACCATCAATAACTATTTCTAATAATTTAAAAACCCCTTTAATAACTACCATTCCTTCAATTAAAATACTACATTTAGCCGTCTTGCTTGCATTGAAATTATATCCAATATTTGCAGTATCATCATTGGTAAAGTTGGCATTATTAAACTCAAATATATTACCCAACAAAGCGTTATTATTTGCAGTTCCTGGCAATATAATAGTCTTTGTGAATGAAGTAGTTTTGGTATCAATATTTTTTAGGTCATTAACTGAATAAGTAATTTGATTACTTAATCTTTTGTCAACATCTAAATCGTAATTCTCTATTAATATTCTTGTCATCGTAATTGGGAATATCTTGTTTGGTTCATATTAAATGTAAGTTCCAGTGCCTTTAATTTATTAAATACAGTTTCGCTAAATTCATAATTAGATTCCTGCAATGTAACTGGATAAAAATAACCATCTATTTCCATCAATATTTGTGGTGAAGCTATAAGGTCAGCCATCCAAGTATATTCTTCATCCGTTAAAGCATCGGCAGTTACCTTATAAGTAAAGGTTGATTTGTTATTATAATTTGTTGCCCCTTCGTAATATCTATTTGATGCGCTTTTGTAGTCAACAGCATTACCATTAAATCTGTAATCTCGCTGCTCAAATGCTTTACGTTCAACTGCCATATTTAATTTACTAACTAAATCAAATCTTTGGCTGTCCCACATTGACCAAGCATTAAGAAAGTGAATATTAATAGGATTATATTTAGGATTGCAAACAACGTAAACCCTTATCTTATCTAAACTATTAAACCAAACATCATAATACTTTACGCTATCATTAAAGACCAACCCAAGTTCGGTAGCAAGCGCAGACGTTCCGATATTCATTTGGATAAATCCATTTGTAATTGTTTTTGTTGCCCCAATTCCTGTTGCAATTAAATTATTAGAATTGTCAAAAGTTGAACACTTTAAATTTAATGTTGTATTGGTATAAAAAGGAATATATAAATTTTCACCTAAAGCAGTATTTGCATATAGTGGTCTATTGGTATACCATTTATTTAATCTATCTGACAATGTAGCAACCTTTCTTTTAAATAACGGAGCATTGTAATTATAAGCAATTGTATTACCAGAAGCTAAATTAAAGGAAGCTATCCCGCTCACTTCTTCACCTACCCTTAAATTATAGGTTAAAGCTATTTCACCACTTACATTTGGTTGTTGACCGTATGCCGTAACTACTGGCTCAAACCAATTGAATGTCATACTATTACGCACCGTAGCACCAGCATTAAAATAAGACTTTCCATTGGATGGCTCTGGGAATTGCCTTACTGATATTTTTTGTAATCCTGCTACATATATTTCAAAGATATACTTCATATCTGTACTTCCAGATACTGAACTCGTTGCTACGTGCCAAAGGTCATCCTGTGCAGTTGAACCGCTTGCAGGATTGGTATTGATTGTTATACTCATTTCTTTTTCTTTTTAGGTTTCCCTATTTGAACAGTTATTGTTTTACCGATTAGATACATTAAATCTTCACCCAAGTCTTTTGTTACCCTTTCCGTTGCGTTATCAAAAAAGTTGGTTGTTTTTATACCCCATTTCTTAATTAAATAAACCATTGTTTGAACCTGTGAATTAATTGAAGGAGTCTTTTTTTGTGCGCCTATTATTGTTTTTTTAGGTTGCTCTAATCTTAATCTTGCTTTACCACTTTCAATATATTTCTTTAATCCCTCCCTTGCACTTTTTGGCATTCCGTATGTTTTGTATTGATAAGGGCTACTTGGTGCATTTGTTGAACTTCTTACACCCTTTACCCCTTTATTTACAAAATCATAGTAATCAATCATTGATATCTTTATACCACTACCATCTTCATTTGCTACCGCTTTTGTATATTTATCTAAATTACCGCTTGCTCTTTTAACTTTTTTATCTTTTAATTCTTTTTGTATTTCTTCAAGGAATTTTTTAGCATACTCTTCAAAAAAAGCTAATGTTGGATTGCTTAAATCTGGTACGTTTGTATCTTCAATAGTATAATCTGATTCATCTATTTTAGAAAAATTATTAAGTTGACTTTTTGCTATGCTCATTTTCCTTATCCTGCTTTAATTTTAAATAAAGTAAATCATTTAAAAAATGTATTACTTTTAAATCCCAAACCGATTGTAAAGGTATCCCTTCGAAGTCTGCGACCATCTTGGCATTATAAAGCCATCCAAAATGCTTTGCGAATTCGTCAGCACCTCCATCGCTTTCTCCTTTGTTACTCCCTTCTTTATCATCTCGCTTACTAAATAAGGCTGGATAACTTTCATTGACACGTTGAATAGAGTGTAAAAAAAAACCGCTGCATGGTAAGCAGCTTCAAAATCCATTGATTCCATTTCCTTTGACATATTTTCGTGGTCTATCTCCACCCATTTACCCCATCTAAATTTAATCGGTGTAACTATTGAAGCCATTACCTTATGTAGGTTCTGAATAATATCAGCGCTAAAGGTTGCCACTTCAACGTAGGTTGACGCCTTTGCTTTAGTTACATCATAATTAATTCTATAAAAGTGCTTTCCTACCCTTACTATTTTTCTTGGTTTACTTTTTAATAAATCCCTTTCAAATATTTTAAACTCATTGTGAACCTTTGCGCACAATAAATTAAACCTAATCATTGACATTGTTTCTACTTGTTCGGGTGTTTTATTTGTTACTATTCCTACCATTTTAATCGACTTATCTAAATCGATATCGGTAGAAGTAGCCACATAGTACAACTCTTGAAATTGCTTTATTGTCATAATCTATTATATAAGTTTTTGTAAAATGTAATTAAATGTAATGATATTGTCCGCTGCCCTTGTTTTCTATGCGGCATTTATTGGCTAAAGCTAAAGCATTTACACAGTCATCGTGAAAGCCTGATGGCGCAGAATACCGTACACCAGTTGAAGTAAATAGGTATTCAAATATTTCTAACTCGTCTTTGATTGCACCAATCGGATATCCTATCTCTGCTTTATGGATAGATGATGCAAGGCTTTCCATTAACTGTTGCTTGCTGGTTGATGTATATTTAAACCCTGTCATGTCATTAAAATACTTTTGCAAATCTTCAACTATTGCATCACCTACTCCAGTACTATCAATAAAAATATGTTTATGCTTTCGTATGTTTTTAATTGTTTCCTTTGTCTGAAGCCAATCTTTTTGAAATCTTTCATAATGGCAAACATCACCGTTAGAATCTAATCCAATAATAACAGTCCAATCAAAAGACTTTGCTAAATCTATTCCGTAATACATTGGTTCATTGGTACTTATGAACTTTACACATTTATTAATATGTTCACTACCAAAAGGGTTTGCTGCGTTTTCCATTGGGTTAGCCATATATTCCTGCTCAAATACTGCATTGGGTAACTGTGCTTTTGCATCGTTAATCTCTGAAGTTAAAATATAAGGATTGTCATAAGTAGTAAATTTAAAACTATCCCAATCTTTTTGCCCTCCCTTCATGTAAAGTGAATAAAAATAGTTCTTACCTCGTGGTGTAGATAGGAACAATGCCCGACCTTGATAATCGGTTAACGTTGGTCGGATTGAATTTAACCAGCCATCTTCAAGGTCAGGGATAAAACTTGCTTCATCTATTACTACTAAATGAAATTTTCTACCTCTTAAATTATCCAGCCTTTCACCTGTAAAAAATTCAACAGTTCCCAAATTGGGAAAATGAATAGTTAAATCGCTTTTGTTGTTTTCAAATGGTAAACTTTGTGTTAATTTCTCAAAGAATGTTTTTGCTAATTTATAGGTCGGTGTAATATACGCAACGTTCATCCCTTGAATTGCATTACTTATTATTTCAACCTGACTTAATTCAGACTTTCCAAACCTTCTCCCGCACATAACAACTCTAAACCTTGCTTTTGATTGTAAGATTTTTAATTGATTTGTATGCGCTTCTGGTAACTCTAAAATCATAAAATAGTTTTACCCTTAACAAAAACCACTTCTATTTTACTATCTTGTATTACTGCCGTAGTTTCTTTTGGCTTACCGTATACCCTGCTCAATAAAGTATCTACGGAATACAATGAACCTTTACTTAATGATTTTAATAGGGCATTAGCTAAAGTCCTTTCAAGTACTGTGCTATCTTCATTTTTTAAAACCTCTTGCAGTTCTTTTGTAGTCATTGCCATTAATACCTGAATGCAATCCATTACCTGTGCGTTCTTATAACCCATTGGCGCTAATTCAGTTATATACTTTCTAGGTCTGCCATTACGGTTTCCCTTCCATGCTGCTCCTTTCTCGTATCGATTTAAAAACCCTCCATGTGCTTGTTTTTCTAAACTCATATATTTATTATTTTTTCTCTTTCCATTAATAGACTGCTGCAAGTATGGTCGGGTGCTTGAACCATCCTATAATTAATACCTAACCCCATTGCTATCGTTGATAAGGCTGAATATCCACCTGTAAACATTCTGGCGTGATATATCATTTCAGCGGCAGTTAAAAAATCACATTCAAAAAATTCTGCTTCAGTAGTATTTAATAAATCAAATTCACCCCTATAACCCAAATAAAATACCCTATCGCTTAACGTTAGTAAATATTTAATCTCTTTACCCCAATCAAAGTTCGGGTCTTTATAGTTTGCGCCTGTATTAATTACCGAATACGTGTAGTCGATTATAGGATTCTTATCTTCTATCCTTAACCATCCATCCCTCCAGCTATTATCTTCTAATCCTTGCGCCTTTAAATGCGCCTCAATCAAATTTGAGTGATGCCCTGCATATACTCTGAACTTATCTAAGTCAACATCTACCAAAGGCATATTATCTGCTATGATAACATCATCGATATAATCCTGCAATTTAATTAATGGCGCTATGCTTTCAGCCCTTTGTAAGTTATAGGGTGAAATATACAAAGTACCGCCACCCATCTTTTTAATTGTAGGTAAACTAAATATTATATCTCCAGTTGCTCCGCTATGCTTGAAGGTTGTCATACCATCGATAGATTAAATTTAAAAAATCCACTACACAAATAGTGCAGTTAGTATTATAATGATAATACTCATCCTTTACCCTACGGTATTCATCTAGTAACTCTTTTTGAATATCGTGGTTAAAGTTTACTATTGTATCTGTCTTATGGTAGAAATCGTAAAAGTGCCTGTGCTTATCAAATATTTCATTTGAGTATGCTTTCGTAAGCATCGTATCTTCTTTGATTAATTTCTTTAAAGTTGTATTTCTTGGTCGCCCACGCATAAAGTTCATTGCCTAATTGTTCCCTTAGGCTGGGATTATTGATTAATAAATTAATATACCTAAACCAGTCTTTTTGATTGTTGACCCATAATACAGGTGCATCTATATCTACATTGTAAGGTGCTACGTTTGAACATATAACAGGTAATTTCTTTGCCGCTGCTTCAAGTATTTTTAAATTGCTTTTGCACGCGTGCCATCCACTATCTTCTAAGGGTATCAAAACAATATCAGCATAGTTGTACATATCCATATATTCGTTCGGACTTGTTGAATGTAATTTTAAATATGGATTCTTGCCAACAAACATACTAAATATCCTATCCCAAATTGATTTAGTCAAAGGGTCGGTATCATTATAACCACCCATTACCATTTGGATATTACCAGTTAATCTTTTTAGTGGTTCTCTTAATATTTTAATGTCGTTCTCGTGGCTTACACCACCGCACCAAAATAACCTTACTTTATTAGATGTAACTTTTGCATCGTGAAATTGATTTATTCCATAAGGTAACGCATTGGGAAGTATAACCGCTTTGTCGGTGAACTGTTTAACCTTATCATATAATGCTTGATTTGTTACACTTACTAAATCTGCCTGCATTAAATTTCTTTCTATTCTTTCCCCTGCTTGTTCATAGGTATCGTAATTAATATGATTATACGGTAACGCCCAATAATCGTCAATGTCCATAACTACCTTACATCCAAGTAGTTCCTTAGTTTTTTTCCAATCTACATCATATCCGCACATTCTATTATAAAGTAATATATCCCATCCATCGGTCTTATCTTCAGTTATATAATTAGTTACATAGCCCTTTATGTTATCCATATATCCTAATGGTAACATTATTCTATGATAACCGCATCCGCTTTCCTTATGTGTTAATCCTATTATGTTCATGCTTTTGTATCTACTTTTGTCAAATACTGATAACACCTATCAAATAGCAATTTGCTTCTATATTTTTCTTGTTTATTATTAGCTTCTTCCATCCATAACAATTTAATTTCAGAAGGGTCTTTTCCTGACTTAATCCATAAAGAAAGCATATTTATTAAAATATGTTCCCTATTAGTTAATTTTGTTTTTTGTCTTTTCATGTTATTCATAATTAGTGCTTTTGTCATTTTATCTTAATTGATATAAACCCTGCTGCAAATATTACTGCTATTGTTTCAACTAAATGAATAGGTAAGAAAGAGAATGCTAAAGCACTCCATACAGTAAGGCATTGAATACAATCGAAAGGTCGTAATCTTTTTACTAAAGGAATCTTAAATATCCGCTTTAGTATGATATGCCCATTAAATACGTTAATGAAGTAATAAGCAAACGTAAAGGCTGCTATTGTAATAATATACATTTTAATTCTTTTTTTACTTTGTTAGTAATATTGCAAACGTGGTTAACTGGTATACCGTAATATTCAGCAACCTTTCTATTGCTTCCAAGTTCTACGTATTTATTAAATATTCTTATTTCGTGGTCGGTTTCGATATTGATATTATTCTTTGTAAGTGCTTTTGTTGCCTCCGCTGCTAAACTTTCGGGGATAATAGGTAAATCTAATTGACTATTGAAATACTCAACCGCCTTTAGTAAATCACTCTTTTTGTATTTATAATAGAATTCACTTGTTTTTGATGTAGCCATAAACCAGCATATCTTAATAGCATACCTTAATAAGTTATTAGAAGCGAATAAGGCACTTATCTTATCACAAGGCTGAAGTAATAAGCTAACTGCTATTTCTTGCCTTAAATCGTCTTGTATTGATTCAGGCTTTGTTTTGCTTATCGCTTTTATTAGGTCGGGATGGTTATATATCTCCAGCACTATATCGTTACACTTGTTCATTATAATTTTACTCGTTTAGGTTCATTAGTAAAAGGATAATCTTCTATGTATGTATCCCAAGCAATATTACTCCGTTTAGTTGTTTTTATAAGTTTAGGGTATAGATATTTTATTTTTATATGATGGTGTAACCTACCACCGTTTTTTTCTTGTTTTTCTGCTTGAATAGATGATGGAAATTGAATAGGACAAATTAATGCTTTGTTTAATAATTTACATTCATTATATAAATCAGTTAAACCCCCTTTTTGTTTTGCGCTTGCAGTTTGTTTCAAAACTAACCCATCACCTAAACTTCCAGTAAATAATCCATTATTCATTATAGATACAAACATACTTGTATCATTATCTTGCACTCCTCTTTCACCTCTATAAATATAATCAGTTAATATAAATGTCGTATTCATTACTTTATTTCTCAAAAGTTTTTTATTATTCCCCCCAATAAAATCACCAGTTTGAGAAATTCCAAATAAACCAATTTTTTGCTTTGTCATAAAGTCTTTTACTCCTAAAAATACATTATTAATATCATCTAATGATGCCATCCCTTTGTATTTTCCTTTATATTTTATCTCATATCCGACCGTGTCATCATCTTGCGATATATAAAATTTAATGCCAAGTTCTTTTGCTTTGTCATAAAACATATTCCTTGATTGTCCAGCACTTCTACGGCTTATGCTTGGTCGATGGATATAATCATATCTTTCCCTTGCTATATCCATATCAAAAACATATAAATTAAATCCTATTTTTTCACTTTCACTTTGATATTCCAATAAATCATCTGCTTCACTATCTATAAAAACGTGCAACTTTTTAATATCATATCCTATATTTTTAAAAAAATATACTGTTTTTAATTGGTTAGGTCTATGATATGAAGGTATAAATATATCTATAAAATCTGTTCCCATAAATCAATGGTTTTATGTATTTTTAAAATATCATCTTCAATAAATCCATTAATACCATTATCAGTAAGAACTAATCTTAACCTTTCGATAATTAATTGTTCATCATCTGAAGCATTAAAAAAATAATAATTAGCTACATTCTCAAAATCAATTTTTAAAAACCTTTGTGCAAATAATTTTAATATATTCTTTTGTTCTTGACTTAATAAACTTTTTTCGATTTCAGATATTTTCTTATCATATAATTGAGTATCAATGCAATCTATTAAATTAATGTTTGGTTTTTCGGTAGGTTCAAAATATATGTTTTCAAATTCTACTAAAGATAATTTCTCCGTTTCAGATTGTAAAGGCAAATCCATTCCCCAGTCTTCAAGTTGTTCCATATCCCATTCGTTTGCAATGTCATCCCAAGACCATTCACCATATCCTAAATTGTCTTTAATTGTATAGGCTTTTAATTTTTCTATTGATGTATCTTCAGAAAGTATTTTAACAGGTATTTCTTTTATTCCTAATTCTTTACAAGCACCTAATCTCATATTACCTGCAATAACTATTAGCTCATTATTTAATTCATAAGCAATAACTTCCCTTAGTTGTAACATTTCAGGGTCATCCTTAATTGACTTAACTAATTTTTTAAACTTATCATCCTTCAATAATCTTGGGTTCTTAGGCAATCCTTCTATCTGTCCACTATTATTTTTTAATTTACCGATACTAATTAACTGAGATTGCATATACCTTAACTTTTATCATTGATTAATTTTTTAATATAAAATGCGGCATCCAACAACTCTTCGTATAAATGATTTAACAATTCTTCTCTGTTTAAATTAGCGTCATCTAGTGTAGTTCCATAGGTGTTGATTCCTTTGTCGATGCGCTTTTGTAAGTCTTGGTTAATCTCTTCTAATAATGGCATAAATAAATTTTAAGCATAAATAAAATTAGTATTGTTTTTCCTTTTACCTAATAGTTTGTATTGCAAAGTATTACTTTTCATATTTATACTATTTGCTGCTTCTTTAATAGAACGATAATATATTCCAGTTAATAGATTTAATACTGTTTTAGAATCTCCGCCTTTTGCTCTTCCTTGTCTAGCAGAATGTTCCATATTTTCTTTATGAGTACACCATTCTAAATTTGAAATATTATTATTTAAAGGATTATTATCTATATGATTGACATCAGTTTTATTAAATTCATTTTCAATAAATGCTTTTGATACTAACCTATGTACATATTCACTTTTAGGTATATTATTTTTATACAACTTCGCTCTATAATATCCTTTTTCGGTTTTATATCCTCTTGATATACCTCTATTACTTTTAATATTACCGTAATTTGATATCATATATATGCCTTCATAATCCTTTATGTCTTTCCAGATTTCCATAGTTTTAAATAATTTAAATGTATTTCAATCATTTCTTCGGTAGTCCATTTATTTTTAAAGTCATAATCGTAATGACACTTTCTGCATAAAGCGGCAATATTAGTTATTAAGTCTTGCTCATCCTTTCTTTTACTGCCAAATTTAGATTGCGCTACTATATGAGCGATATCAACCGCTTTACTACCACAGACCTCACAAGGCACGAAATCCTCTATACCATATCCAAAATATTTAAAATACTCCTTAGTGTATTTTTTCATTAAAACGGTAAATCTTTGCTTGTATTTATATTTACTGCATCTGCTTTCTTTGAAGGTTCAAAATCATTTAAAGTTATTTTTACATTCTTGCCATATTGGTCCGCTTCTGCATAAATATTAATATTAACTTTAACATATTTCTTTCCATTGTATTCGTAAGAATGCTCTAAAGCATCTGTAATACATAGGCTTGAACTTAGGAAAGTTTCGTTAATCTTTTTACCGCTTCCTAATCTGATTGCTTGTTTTTTTTCTGACATTGTTTAGTTTTTATTGGTTTAAATATTCGTTTATTATTTTAATGGTGTGTCCAAATCCTTGTCCGAATTCTGCTTTATATCCTTTACCTCTTAATTTAAGCATCATTGTTTCCTGTTCTTCGTGATGGGCGTTCTTTCTCATTGAACCATCTTTTTTAAATACTACGTTATTAATTGTTTTTAGTTCAATAAAGAATCCTGCATAGTTTCCTTTCGGTTCTGCTATGAATAAATCAGGATAAGCATTTGAATACTGGAGTGCTTTATGTCTTTTAGCCATGCCTATTGACATTCTCATTCCACTACTGAAATCAGTTCTAAATATAACGTATGGGTACAGCTTTCGTATGTAGTCGCAAACTAACCTGTGTAAGTCTTTCTCTAACATAAACCAAAACTAAAATAAAGTTATTAACAAATTAAATAAAGTTATTATCACAATGCGTCGAATACCTTTATTATTCAACGCATATTTGCAATAAATAATGTGTTATATAAGTCGCATAAATCCATCATTTGTGCCTTATATGACACTTTATGCATGAGATATCCGTCAAAATTCATGCAATATGTAAAGCTATTACTTGTCTTTTTGTTAAATT